CCATGCGCTCCAGCCTACAGTGTCATCATCAAGATTCCATTCTAAGCTTTGGGGTGTTTTATACCAAAATGGTTTGTTCATAGTGTTATTATACTGTTTTATATTGCGTTTGTCAACTTTAAAAATTACTGAAAGTGGCAACCTCCAGTTCTTTCAAGCGACGAAGTTCGTTGATTGCTAAATTCTTAAATTTCATCTCAACATCCCAAAGTACATTGCGACCATAACTGCGTGGTGTTGTGGTTGGCATGTCAGCGTGCTTGCGAGTGCCATTAATGCCTTCGCTGTAGTGAAAGATGGGAACTGTGGGCCAAGTGTCATAAGCTGCGTTAAAAGCGTCTTGTTCTGTCATGTCGCCAGAGAGAATGCTATGATGCAAAGAATCAAAAGTAACGGGGATGCCGCGAGCGCTATGAAAATACTTGATGAGATTGCGGATGCTCCAAGTTCCTTTGGCATTGTCGTTATTTTCTAGGACGAGACGGTTGCGAATGTTATCTGGCAGAGAGTCGTAAACGCGCAAAACTTTATCTGTAATAGCTTGAGCGTCACCCTCTTGACGAACGTGAATGTTGAGCGGAGAGCGGTAATCTTGAGGTAAATCAAGCAAGTCAAAAATCTCTGCGTGCTGTTCTAGGTCAGTAATGCTGTTGTTGATGCATTCTGGATTGTCAGATGACAGTGTGATGTATTCGCTAGGATGAGCAGAGATGCGAATAGGATTAGCAGCTAGCAACTGCTTGATTGACTCGCACACAGCTTTGATGGCTGCAAAGTTGGGTAAGTCTGCAATCTTCATGCGCAAATCCTTGTGAGTAAGGATTGGAGCAAGTGATGACGATAGACGGTAGCCTTGAATATTATTGAGTTGGCAAAACCGAATAGTATTGAGCGTCATTTTGAAATTGTGCAAAATGCGCTGTGAGAGTTCTTGCATCGCAGAGTCAAATGGTTGTTTGACAAACTGCGTGTAAGTCATTGAGCGGAAGGTCTGGCCGTTATCGGACAGGGTTTTGGAGATGCAGCAAAGGGCTAGGTTCATGCAAATAGTTTAATCTCTAAATAGGGTTTGTCAAGTGTTAATAAGCATATTTGACTCCATCAATGCTCTTGATGTCTTTCTTGAGTCTCTTTAGAACTCTATGCTTTGCTAAATAAATATTATTCATGTTTGTTTTGTATTTAGCGGCGATCTCTTCTTGAGACATGTTTTGGATAAAAAAATCATAAAAAATATGATACTCTTTTGATTTTTTGTTTCCTTTAAAGTTTTTAACAGCTTGTTTAATGATTTCTCTTTGATGAGCAATTTTATATTTTTCGTCAATGGATGGAGAGTTATCTGCTTGACACTCCATTAAAAAATCATCTCCAGAAGTAATAAGGTTTGATCTGATTTTGTTTTTGCGAACAATATCAATAATTCGCCACTTAGCAAACTTTGTTACCCAAGCATGAAAAGCTCCCTTTTCTGACGTGAATTTTTGATCACGGAATTGTTTTGCCATTGAAATCAAAACATCTTGAACAACATCCTCAGCATCTTGAGAAGGTAGTTTGCAACTGATTGCCATATTTTTTAAATATGGGTAATAGTTTTTATAAAAAGCATTCCATGCTTCTGTATTTTCCCAATTTGTAAGGTCTTGTTCGTTAATGTTTTCCATAAATTAAAAAGGAGCTTCGTCGTTATCCATCTCAACATAAGGCTGAGAATCTTTATTGTCAAGAGCATCTTCAATGCTTCTGATAATAGCATCCAAAACTAAATATTCCGAATGTCCCGTTTCAGAATAAAGAAACATTCTGCTTTCGTATTTTAAATTATCTAATAATTTATTGAAGTCCATATTATTCTACAGAGCACTTTGGAACAAAACCTCCAGTTTTTCGAGCGGTTGGATCAATCTCACCACTTTCTTTCCAGCTTTCTTCCCAATCCCAACAAGTGTTATAATATTCTTTTAAGTTTGGTTCAAAGATTTTGCGAATTTCTTCGACGCTTTCTTCGCTTAATCCATAAGTGCTGTCGAAATCAAAGTATCTAAGATATTCCATGAACTCTTCTTCGGTTTCGCCCTTAAAAGGATAATCTTCGTTATTTTTAAAATCATCCGTATCAATTTGTGCGATTTCGCTTTGATAATATGCAGTTGCTTTTGTGCATTTTCTAATGTTTAATTTCATAAATTAATGTCCAAAAGCTTCAATGGTATATTTGAAAGGGTTGCCTTCGATGTTTTTTACAAGATCAAGCATAGTAGAAGCAATGTCGCGAATTTCCTTCTGTGCATCTGGCTTATTGCGCAATGCCAAGAAGTGATGAAAGCTGCGCCAGTTGAACATCACGTCAGCTTGAATCTGACTGTTGTATGTCTTGAAGAAGCGAGCGCTTTCTTTTGCACGTTTGCGGCCAAGAACAGGTTCAAGGTCTTTGAGGCAAGCATGGTAAAGCCGATTTCCGAAATCAGTATATTGCTCTAAAATATCAACCCACTTACCATCAGCATGTCCTGTGTCGTCCATCCACACAGTATTTGAATATTTTATGCTGCTCCAATCATCAGGAATGTAGTATTTGTCTTCCTTCAACTCTTTATACCGAGCGCTCTCACCATTGATTGCAACACCAATGCGATGCTTGAGTAAATGAATATGGCTTGCAATGTCGCAATCCACAAGAAAATGAAGAGAAGATTTTTCAAAAGGTGTATGATGTCCTGCATCTGCTAGCATTTTTAATAGTTTAGGAATACGTTCGCGCTTTTCCTCTGTAATGTCTCGACTTGTGCTTGTCCAAGCAGAACAAGCGTGAACTTCATCGTTTCCGTAAAATCCGATTAATTCTACCTTATTAGTGTTAGTTGCGCTCATGGTTGAGGGATAAATCGTGCGATTTTTTGCTCTAGTTGTTCTAGTGTTTTTTCTGAATGCCAAATCTCTACAACATTGCCAGAAACATATTCTCCATTTGTTGTTTTAATCACTGTATTTGGTGGTAGAAATAAAGCTTCTGGCTGCTGTAGCCTTCGTTGAGAAACTGATTTTTCATTAGTGCCGCAGCAAGATGCCATGAACACTGTTAAAAGTAAGATTTTTTTCATAGATCGTTTTGCTTAAGGAATAGATTTAATTTTTCTTTTTCTTCGATAATTTCATCCATGAGTCTCTTTGCTTGAGCTTGTTCATCGGATTTGGCGATTAAACGCAGTTCTTCTCTTTTTTCATTGAGCTTCTTAACTCTAGAAGAATGCTTTTCTAAAATATCGTAAAGATAAGATTTATTCTTGAGCTTGAGGAATTGCACCCCAAGCTCAAGTAGCAATTTGATTGTTGCTAATAAAGGCATTTTTTACTTCTTAGAAGATTCAAAAACGACTGTTTCCTCCTTGTCAATACCAGCTTCACAAACATATCCTCCGACATGTCTTGCACAGTCAAGTGCCCAAGAATAAGCATCTTGAAAACACATATCGTAAGAAGCTTGATGATCACCCTTGTGATTGTAAACGCTATACCAACTAACACCAGATTTACCTTTTGTTTTCATATTTAACGAGTTTTTAATGTGTATTTTGAGAGACTTTAATCAGAGTTTCGTGAATTAAATGCCGAGTTTCGCGGTCAACTACTCGACCATCAACTTGAGGAAGTTCATTGATAACTTCATCAAAGTCAAGTCCGAAAGCGGAACACAGTGATTTTACTTTACGAAAGACTCCAATTTCCTTGTATTTAAGGACTGCCCAGCACAAATCAATTTGCTCTGGGGTTGCTTCTTCAATTGCATTTGCAAGCTTCTTGCTCATGTATATATTTGTTATTTATTTAGGATTTATTTACTCTTTACTTTAACATTGCTGCGATATTTGTCAAGACATTTTTTTTCTCAACAAGCGCTTTATCTTTCCACTGCTGAAGATAATCCTGATAAAAAGGAGTATTTTCAGTTTTCTGAACTAATTCCTCTTCGGAATCAACAAAGAAATGATTAGGAACATTATAACCAGACAATTTGACGGTATTTTTACAGTTACCATCAAAAAGAGGAAGTACATTATAATTGAGAGACTCGTAAAATCTGTTAGCCAAACAATTATAGTTGTCATGGTTGATTTCATCTTCAATATACAAAGATGTTTTGAAATCAAGTAAACCATCTTTTGACCAATTGATTCGATCAATAAAAGGGCCATGAACATTAATGGTAGAAAACTTTTCCCTATTCTTTTGGTGAGTGGACACTGTAACATAGCCTTTTAGATATTTTTGAAACGACAAGGCTCGATCTTTGCGGAAAGACCCGTAATAAACGCAACCTTTCTTTTCTTTTGTTGATGAGATGGGATCAAATACTAAACTATTTAAATTAACAAAATTCCATTTATCCACATACTTTTCAACAATTTTAGAGATGTCTGCGCTGTGATTAGCAATTACTTGATAGCGGCGACCAGCTTTCGCGGCCATCCATAGGATGCGCGGTTCACCAAGATTATACTCATTAGTGATATGAAAGAGTTCAGCGTTTGGACTCTCTTCTAGCCATTTGTAATCCACATACGAATAGTGGCTAGCATGATTAAAAATAATGCGGTCGTATCCGCTTTTAATTTCTTCATTCACTGAAGGGTAGCTCCAGATTAAATCAACCTCATGACCCAAAGTTATCAGGTGGTCTTTGATTTGTTTGGCATTAAGCCAGTGCAAGTTCTGCGGTTCTTTTAAGGAACCCTTGTGAGAATCAATAATTAAAAACTTCATTGAGGCGAAAATTCAAAAGCTAGTCTGCCCATTTCATTTTCAATAGAGGCATAACCTTCGAAAATAATTTTATCACTAATAACCCAAGTCTTGTAGATGTCAATTGGAATTTTGCCGTTCTCAGGTAAAACAAGCAAATGAGTATTGTTTTCTCCAACGTGATCTAGGAAACAGTTTTCAAAAGTTTTTTCCATCCAACCCAAGTGAGATTGGTTATTTGCGCCAATTATTTTAATAGAGCCAGTCATGTTTAATATTTATATTCGAATAAATTAAAGTCTTTTTCAAAGATTTTTTCAGTTATTTTGCGTGATTGAAAGTCGAAATAGTCGTGATAGTGACTGCGCTCAGTAGAGTTTTCTCTTGGGAGTTCAGAATTAACATGCTTAATATTGCACTGTTTGAGCATATTGTCAAAGTCTTTTTGTAAATTTTCGAACTTAAGAATAAAATTTGGTTTAAATACTCCTTCTAGCCAATCAGCTTGAGGATGAATTGCGATAAAAGTTTTATCTTGTTCCACATATTTGTCAAGCAAGATTTCACAAAACTCCTTAAAAGTAAATTCCTCACTCATTGAGTAAAGCTTTGCTAAGTTATTCTTTTTAGCAAAATGATACATTGAAACCATGCGGTCATACGGGTTTCGCACAATCGCAAACGAAGCGTAATTCTTCACCATGTTTCCAAGAATGCTGTGAATTTCGTTTGGCTTTGCATGAGTTGGCGAAAACCAACCCCTGTAAGTCTTGTCTTTGAGTAGTCGCTCAAAAGATTTCTCATGTTTTTTAATTAGGTTTATATTTCCTAAGTGATTAAAAACAGAAGTGCTAGCGTTTTTAGGAATCCTGATGAATATCAAGCTCCAAATCCATTTGCTATTGCATGTTGAAATATCTAGCATTTTGGCCAAACTTTAAATTTTAAATTGTCAAAAATATCTGAAAATTTAATAATTGAAATTTCATCTTTGCGACCTTGCCTCTGATATATTTTATAAAGAGCTTCTTTAGAAGAGGTAACTCTAGAGTTTTGATCTACTTTTTCCATGCAGAGTTTCCATAAAGCTCTTCTATTCACTATAATAAAATCGTTTTCGCGTTCGAAAGCAATGTATTCTGCCGCTCCAACGAGCCAGCCGCCATTGCCAGCAACATTTAAAAATTCAACCCAAATTAAATCATCGTTTGTTTCGGCGTCGGTTCTTTTAATTTTTTTCCTTGCTTTAATATCTAAAGACCGTGTTTCATAATTTTCTTTGGTTAAGAAAACATCTATATGAACTAATTGTTGCTTTCGATCTGCTTTGATAGCTTTCCAGCCTTGTTTTTCAGCAATCGAAATAAAAAGATTTTCTGCATTGTAGCCATTTTCAGAACATTGGCCAGAAAAATCAAATTTATTACGGTATTTCATAAAGCGCGACGTTTTTATCAAAAACTTGAAAATTAAAAATTCTTACTATTGTGTTAATATATTTGTCTTTTTTTCGTTCGCGATTTACGTTACCCACTATATATAGTACTCTGTATTTTTCTTTTAGCAACTGAAAAATATCATGAGCCGCTCTTTTTAATTCAAAGAGATTGTCGCAATCAGTAGCGGCAAAAACAAATTCGCAAGCATTTAATTTTGCCAAGTGCGCTGTTTGCACTGAGTAAGATTGCGTTTTCCTTTCCAAGTCAAAAGCTATAAAACCAATTATTTTAGACTTTTTACGCGCATAAATTATTTTTGTGTTTTCAGTCAAGTAGCCAAAATAGCTTTCTATTTTTTCATTAAGATTGGAGAGAGTCTTGGTCTTGAAAGATAAAGGTGTCGATTTATCAAAAAACGTCTTGTATAAGGTGTACAATTCTTCTTTAACACACTCTTCTCCTAAAAATTCGTGTAATTTATAGTTACATTCTTTATTATTTATAGCCATGCCGATTAACGATAAAATTTCAAAAGACTTGATTGATCTTGAGCCAACGGCAATTTTAGAATTTTACCGATTGTACTACGATACGGTTAATGAACCAGATTCTTACTTTCCTTTTCATCCTTGCTCTAATGGCATTGAAACATCAATTGTTTTAAATACTGTTGGTTATATGCCAATGGCTGTAGAGGTGGAAGATTTCGAATCAAATATTTTTAATCGTATTTCTCGCCCTAAAATTAGGATTTCAAATCAAAATTACACTATTAGTCAAGTTCTTCGTCGAAAAAATGATTTCAAGAATGCTAAAATTGAAAGAATTAAAATCTTCTTAAAATACATTGATGATGTTAATTTTGATGGCGGCATTAATCCATTTGGGGTTTCTGACCCAACGGCTGAAATTTCCAAAGACTCTTATATTATTTCTCAAAAACTACAAGAAAATAAAAGCCTTGTAGAGTTTGAATTAACTGCTCCATTTGATTTGGAAAACTTTTCTGTGCCAGCCCGATTAGTACTGGGCCGATATTGCTACTGGCAATACAGGGGTTTGGGATGCAATTATTTTGGTCGTCCAGTTTGTCAAGAAGACGATTCTAATTTCACTTATATTCCTAGTGGAGACTTTAATTTTCAAACCACAGATAATGAGTGGGTTTACGGCAGAAGCTACAATGTGGGAGAAATTATTTACGCAACCACTGATAAAGACCCGTTCAGAACGTGGTATGTCTGCACTAGAGCACATGTTGCTAGTGAAAATACTTTTCCAGGATTGGACGACGCGCCTTGGCAAAAAGATGGTTGCTCAAAAGTAATTGGAGCTTGTCGTAAAAGATTTTCATCTCAAACAATCACTTATAATGGCCTTAATAGCGATGGCGTTTCCTCTGGTTCCTACACCGTGAACAATACTGTGCCATCAGCTTTAACTGCATCCTCATCTGGTTCATACTTGCCCTTTGGAGGTTTCCCAGCTACAGATAAATATCAATATGGACAATCCTTCCGTCAAAGATAAAAGTCTTCAAAATATTCTTAATTTTTTAAAAGAGCACTCTAGTAAATATTTTAATATTGAATGCTGCGCTTTTGTAGGAAAAAATAAAAATAACTACATTGCAGAATTTGTACCTAATCGCTCTCCTGAGCCAAATTTATTTTTCTGCATTGATCCTGTGGAATATTTGAGGTTTCAAAGTGAAAATGAAATGATTTGTTTGTTTCATTCTCACCCCAGTTCAGATGAAAATTTTTCAGAACAAGACAAGAATAATTCAGATGCTACTTGTTTGCCATTTCTTGTTTACTCTTTGCCCTCTGATAAATTTTCACTTTACGAGCCAAAAATTAACGAATCAAATGTAAATATACTGAACAAGGTAAAAGGTTTAATATGATTCAAGTTCATTTACATGGTATTCTAGGCAATAAGTACGGCAAAATTCATAAATTGGCCGCGAAATCTCCTAAAGATATATTGAATGCTTTTGAGGCTAATTACTCCGAATTTCGCAGGGATTTAAAAGACTTGGCTTTAAAAAATGTTCATTACACTTTTGTTTATGACAATAAATGGCTAAAAGGAGCCTCTTTATTAGATAATAAAATTAAAGTTAAAGAAGTTCATGTAGTTCCAAGTGTTTTGGGCGCTGGCTTCATTGGATTCGCCACACTTACTAAAGCGATTATTTTTTGGGCCTCTATTGCTATTACTGTTGGCTCCGCTATATATTCTTACGTTCAGGCTGGTAAAATGGAATTTCCTCAAGTCCCTGGGGCCACGGGAACTTCTACTGCATTAAACCGCTCTCTAGCATTCTCTAATAGAGAAAATATTATTGAACAAGGTAATCCAGTGCCATTAGTATATGGCAGAATTAAAGTGGGTTCTTTTGTTATTCAGAGTTCTATTAAAAGCTTTCCTCTTTCGCTTACTCTTACTGATGAGTTTGTCAATACAACTTCTAAAAAATCAAACAATCAAACTGCTGTTATTGATGGTTCTAATTCTGAATTAACTAGCGTAACCCAAAATTTCACTTTAGACCCATCTCGTAAATAATATGAATCATTTTGTATATAAAAATTTAAGTGTTTTGGGCGGGGCAGGTGGACCTAAACCGCCAAAACCGCCAGCGCCACCATATTTGAAACCCCCAAAACTAGGGGACTTGCAAGCTATTTCAGCTTACGAATACACTGAAAGTATTGATTTAGTTTCTGACGGCCCGATTGATGGATTGGTTAACCCTAATGGAGAGTATTTGGATGATATTCGTTTATTTGAGGGTATTTATATCAACGACGTGCCTATTAGACAACCTATTGACGTTTCAAGCTCTGATGTTGCACAAAAGATTGATTTATCATTTATTGGTCAAGCTTTCTCTGGCAAATTTTATTCAAATGGAGAGTTCTTAACAGTATTTTCAAACGAATTAAAAGATTTAGCTGGTTCTGAAAATAATGTTTCTTTTTCCGTTATTGATGGTAGAACAAATATTGCGTCTTCAATTTATAGATCAATTTCTAATATTAAGTCAGCTTATGCTAGCATGTCTGATGAAACTGAATCGCCATTCTTCAAACAATTAAGATTGCTGCAAGCCAAATTTAACTACAACTCTCAAGCTGAAGTTCAGAATTATTTATTGCCGATTCTACCAGAATTAACGCAGGACGAGTATCCTTTTGTTGCTTTAAAAATTTCTTTAAATCTCTTGGTTAATGCTGATTATGTTTACTCTCTTGACGATTTGTTGGAATTAGATAGTGATATTTATCATCAGATTTATTTACCTTTGGAGGCTTCGGAAATTCAAAGAAAAAGATTAATGCTGCCTCCTAAAAAAATCAATTTAACATATTTTGAGAGCGACGAGTCTTCGGATCAGTCCCTTATTAAAGGAGAGTTTTATTTATTTTTTTATAAACAAGATAATGTAATTGTGCAGAATGGTGTTGATGCCATTATTAATAATATTAAATATTTAAATATTATTAAACCTTTTTCGAAGTTCAATATTGCAAATGCTACTTTTGAAATCAGAAATGGCGATGAATTACAAAAACCATTAAGTTTATTTAATAAAACATACCTTGATTCATATTACAATACTCAATTAATTGGCCCTTTTGCCAAAGGTAGGAGCACGCTGACTCTTTTAAGTCCAACAAATAAAAGTGTTGTTTCTGAATATAACCCAAATAGCCGTTCTTCAATTTCTGGTGTTATTTCTGGTTTGTTAAAAGAATATGTTTCTTATAGTGAATACGATGAATATAAAACAATTCATTCGGGTTTATTTGGCAATGACACTAAATTAAATAAATTGGTTAACCAAATTTTAGTAGGTCGCAGTAAATATAAATTAGTATCTATTAGAGAATCAATTGATAATACATCTCCCAACTATAATACTTGGAACAAGAGTTTGCAAGAAGGCGCTGATGATGATTATGAACAATTGTTTAATATTTTGACATTCACTTTTAAAGCGTATTTAGGCAAGACTCTATGGAAGGCTGAGTGGTATGTTACATTTATTATTACTCTAGATAAAGCTTCTAAATGTTTTAAAGGAGTAGTTACTTATGAGAATAGCGCACATAAATATGCTAATTTTTATGTATCTGGCCCAATTACATCTCAAGGTTCTCTTTTAGCTAATGATACAGTTTTTATTGATAGCTTATCTAAAATTAAAGATTTAAATTTTAGAAACCCAGAGTTCGGCTTTGATGCTGCTTTTTTTTATGAAGAAGATGTAAAAGCTGTGAATACTTTGAAGGCTTTAGCCACCCAAGATTATACGCCAGAAAGTAGTAATAGATATATTTGGGCCTCTTTATTAAGAGCCTCTCTTGAATTTGCTTATCGTCCAGAAGGTAGTGAAGATACTAGAATCACTGGCGATAAAAAAATAGGAATTTATAGTTACAGCAATTGGAATAGCCAATATGTTAAATACTCTGCTGACCCAGCCGTTCCTATAACGCATTTAATTTTAAATCCTAATGTTGATCAGGTTTTTGCATCTTTGTCTGTAAGGGTATTGAGAGATACCGCTCATAGAGAATTATATTTGCGTAAATATAAACAAGAAATAACTAAAGAAAGCAAAGTAGATGCTGGAAGTCCAATTCCTTCAGTTATTCGTTTTCAAATTGAAGCTGGTTATCAAGATATGGATGGTACAGAAACCGTTACCACTTCAAGAGTTTATCAAGTAAAAGGTTTGGTGGAATCGCCTGTTAGTATTGATGTTGGTCGAGAAGAAAATGCAAGTTCGATTCGGCAATACAGCCGATTTATTTTGGGCACTGAAAATATTGCTGCCCCAATTCAATTGCCTCCATCAGAGGTTGGTAGAAACCGTTTTGTTCGCGTTTATAGAACAACTTACGAATCTTACTCCTCTCTTATTCGTAGAGAAATCTCCTTGGACAAGATTAGTGAAATTATTAATCTTCCCTTCTCTTATCCTTACTCTACTGTTTGTGGATTAAAATTAGATGCTCGCAGTTTGAGCGAAATTCCTCCGAGAAGTTATGACGCTAGATTTAAAAAGGTTTTCGTGCCTTCTAATTATTTTCCATTAAAAGCTAATGGAATAGATAAAAGATTTGTATCTACTAAAAACTTAAAATCCCCAAGAGAAACTGTGTATGTTGGGAATTGGGATGGAACTTTTAAATTTGCTTGGACAGATAACCCAGCTTGGATTATTTTTGATTTGCTAATTAATAGAAGATATGGATTAGGAAACTTTGTTTCTCCTGAGCAAGTTAACTTTTGGGAGCTTTATAAAATTGCCAGATATTGTGATGCTGTGGATGAAAATGGAGTGTTTGAAGGTGTTCCATCTTTTGATGGCGGTCTTGAACCTCGATATTCTTTTAATGGTGTAATTGCGGATAAAACTAATGTGTTTGATCTTTTAAAATCAATTGCTGCTTCTTTTAGAGGAAACATGTATTATTCAAACTCAGAAATTAATTTCACAAATGACCGTTTGAAACCAATCATGGCATTTTTTAATAATGCCAATGTGAAGGAAGGTATGTTTACATACAGCAATGATCGTAGAGATTTGCAATATAATGTGGCTGAAGTTTCTTACTTAGACCGAGAAGATTTGTTTAAAGAGAAAATAGAATACATTGAAGACCCTGACGATATTAAAAATAGAGGTATCTTAAGAACTGCGGCTTCAACTTTTGGCGTTACTAGTCGCGCTCATGCTCAAAGAATTGGTCAGCATATTATTTATTCGACTATTAATGAAGACCAAAATGTTTCTTTCGTTGGAGGTTTGGAAACTCTGCTTTGCAGACCTGGAGATTTGATTTCCATTAATGACGAAGTGTTTTCATTAAAGAAGCATGTTGGTCGAGTTTTGTCAACTGATTTTGCGAATAATTCTATTTATACAAACATTTCTCTTAAGTCAAGTGACTTTTCTACAACTGGATTATTGAATGAAATTTCCGTTTTAATTCCAACTGGTAAGAATCAAGTAAATGATTTTTATAATTTAGCAAAGAGTCCTTCGAAATTAAATATTTCAGAGCTTTACCAAACAGATATTCCAATGTCTGTTGTTTTTCAAGCTTCTGGTAGTGGTGTAGTTGATTCAGTTAATCCCGTGGATTATGGTTCGGTTTTTTATATTGATCCAAGCTCTAGCGGGTTGCCTTTGTTGCAAGAAATTCAACCAGGAGCGCCATGCTCTATTACCTTAGCTAATACCAAGCAAGAGATTTATAAAATTCAATCTATTCGCGAACTAAACTTGAACGAATATGAAATTGTTGCTTCAAAATTCGATACTGGCAAATTCGCAGAAATTGAAAAGGGAGAAACTGGATTACTTAATGATTTCTTTGCAGCCTTCCCATCTGACAGAAGAACTGAAGTTTCCGAAGGTAATTCAGAAACCGTAAACAATCAAGCCTTGTATCAGTTATCGTATCCACAGATTCAAACATTTATTACTGGAGCTTTTGATGCTCAAAATGATACTGCTGATATTTCTGGTAGTTGGTCTGCTGTTAATAACGCAAATGCTTATGATGTGGAATTAGTGACTCCAAAATATCGCAGTATTAAAAACCGCGTCACTGGAACTTCAATAGTATTCGAAGATCAGTCTGAAGTGGGCAGATTCTCTTTGAAGGTTACTGCTCGCAATACTGGTTCATACCCGAATCCTATTTCTCCAACAGCGGTTAGTGGTTTAAAAGTTATTTCTTACACTGCCCCTGTAAGAAGTAATGGAATTATTAAGGGGTTTGGAATTAATAATTAATAGTATTATGCCTACTCCTACGCCACCGCCGCCTACTCCTACGCCACCGCCTACGCCGACGCCTACACCACCGCCGACGCCAACACCACCGCCTACGCCGACGCCTACACCACCGCCGACGCCTACACCACCGCCTACGCCGACGCCTACACCACCGCCTACGCCGACGCCTACACCACCGCCGACGCCAACACCACCGCCTACGCCACCGCCTAC